ATCTATCTCTTACAATACCCATTTTAAAGTTTTTTTTAAATAAAGTCAATACAAAAAAACACCTATTTTAAAAAAAACTTTAAAACCCTTATAAAACCTATAATTTCATAATTCATATAAAACCAAAAACATATAATGAAAAACAAAAATTAAAAAACATATGATTCAGGTATAATGATAAACCATATGAGATAAGCTATATCGTATAGTAAACAGATATAACCCATAGAATGAACAAAACATATGATTTAAGACACATAAACTGGAGACGCTACACATATAACCCTTATAAACTCTAAACCTTAAAAAACGATGAACACCCGTACCAGTAAAGGAATACAACTCCCGCTAAAACAATAAAACAAATTATCTATGTTTAATCTATATATAATCCATAATAAGTGTTTATTCTCCTTATGTCTTATGATTGTTACATAGTATATTGGGATATGTAATAGGTGTTATGTATATGGTATGCATATGGTTAAAAAAGCGGGGTTGTATATGGTTAAAAATCTAAGGTAGTAACGCACCACCTAACAATACAATTTTATCTCCTTATAACTTATTAAAGGAGATACCATAATAAGCAATGATATACCTACTCCAGACAAGATAATAAGATAATTAACTCTTGAGATATAAAATATAAACACAAAACATATATCCCTATATGGTACAGTAGTTGCATTATTATTCAAGATACATGCCAGGAGAAACAACAAAACATATCTGATTAAATATATAATTAAAGAGATAAGGCACCTGCAAAGCGATTTAATGTCCTATATATACTATATAGGTATATAGGTATTCGTTCTATACTAAAACCAATAAATAGACTATCTCCAAGGCATTACAAGGGGATAAATGAAAGAGGTCCAGGATACAATCTCATTGACGAAATAGGGGGTGGGGGTCTGTGGGGGTAACGCTCCCCCTATAAAATTTTTAATATTTTTTATATATCAACTCCCTATTACATATTTTTATATAATTTCCCCAACAAAAACACTGTTACCATATAGGGAATAATTACCTTTTCCCATAAAAACATAGGAGATAATGTATTATTACAGGAAAAAAGGGCAAAGACTGTATATAGGGTATATGGTATAGTCAAGGGCTAAAATATTTTTTTATATTAAATTGGAGATAAAAACACTGTTACCTTTTTAGGAGATAAAATTATGGCATTTAGGAGAAAGAAAGATAAAGGCAAAGAGATAAAATTTAAAAGAAAAGCAAAAAGAGGACGAAAGGAAACTTTACCATCAGAACCTATACCGGAGTATTTACCAGTACTGACATCTGATATTACGGATATTACTCCAGATGAATTAATGTTTGCGTACTCTTGGGCTAAATATCCAAATAATCCAACAAAAGCACTTCAAGAGTGTGGAATACAGGCGCAAGGTAAAAAGAGAAAAGAACTGATGGAGGAATTGATAAGCTCTATTCCAGTTCAAAAGGCTTTTAGAGAAGCCTTATTAAATAGGATACAGGCACTCAAGGCAACTAATGATAAATCTAAAAAGTATTTGAGTTGTATGGCGTATTTGGATAAAGGAGATGCTTTTGATAAAGACGGTAAATTAATGAGTTTAGTAGATATGCCTTTCCATGTACGTGTATGTGTTCAAGAGTACGAAGAAAAAGAAATCTTTCCAGTAAAAGGTTCTCCATATATTTTGCGTAAATGCAAATTCGTAGATTCTAAAGATGCTCTAAAAACCCTTATGACGGATGCAGGTAGTGCTGGAAAGGAGATGGCACGTTTATTGGGATCAAATAATACCTTCATCCAGAATATCACCAACAACAATATTATTGGGTCCGGTAATACATATAATACATTAATCCAGAATAAATTGGATTTAGGGAAATTGACTCCTCTTGAAATGGATATTTTCTTTAAGGCGTTAGGGATAAATGCAGATACAAAAGCACTGGAAGCTACATCTATGGTACAAGATGTAATAGATATAGAGAGTAATGAATACAGTGATAGAAACCCGGAGGCATTACCGGAACCAATTTTAGAGGAGGAATCATGATTAATATCATATGTAATGAATCAGATACAAGATATACTAAAATACAAAATGAAGATGGATCAGAAATAAAAGGAGTTAAAGCAGTAGATATAAGAATGAGATTTGATGAATTTGTTAGTGCTAAATTATGGATTGAAGTAAACGAAATAAATATTCAAGCTGAACCATTACTAAGTTTAGATACTGTAAAAGAAGCGGCTGAATTTTATGGATACCAATTAGTTATTAAGGATAGATAAATGGGAGCTATAGCATATAATCAACAATTAGAAATTCTATCAGATCAAGTTATCTCTAAAGTAGGTAACTTGAGTATTATGGAATTGAAAGCACAGAGATGTAAAGTTGATTACTTTTATTTTATACAAGAGTTTTGGGACACTATTGTAAATGATCCTCCTTATTGGAATTGGCATATTCCATATATATGTTCTCAAATAGAAAGACTTGTTCACAGGATACATAAACGATTACCAAGAGAACATGACCTTGTAATCAATCTACCTCCAGGTACAACCAAGTCACTTATCTGTACTGTTTTTCTTGTGCCGTGGATTTGGTCTAATTATCCTTACTTCAGGATAATTAAAGTTTCTTATTCCGATTATCTGTCTCTTGAACAAGCTGACCTTATCAGGGATATTGTTCGTTCTCAAAAATACCAAGATATGTTCCCTGGGATTCGTCTCAAAAAAGATAATACAGGCAAATCTAATTTTAAGGTTACTTATAAAGAAGTAGGGGAAGATAATTATGAATTCTGGAAATTAGGAGGTGGCGTACTTAGTACATCGGTAACAGCTAAAGCAACGGGTTTTCATGCTCACTTAAAAATCATAGATGACCCACTTGATCCATTTAAGGCACATAGTGAATCTGAATTGAAAACTTGTAATACTTGGCTATCTCAAGTTTTGTCCAATAGAGTAGTAGATAAAAGGATTGTACCTGAATTAATTATTATGCAAAGAGTGCATAAAAAAGATCCATCTGGAATTGCCCTTGAAAAAGCTAAAAAGGGAAAGAAGGTAAAACACATTTGTTTACCGGGGGATATTTTAAGTAAAGGAAATAAAAAAAGAGTAACGCCACAGGAACTCGTTCCAATTTATCAAAAACAAGGAGGGTATTTAGATCCAGTTCGATTAGATAAAGAAGCACTCCATGAACAGTTATTAAACTTAGGTCAATTTGGTTATAAATCTCAAATAGATCAAAACCCAACGTCTCCTGGGTCCGGGATGTTTCAAGCATTTAAAATTAGTACAGTAGATCCTAATGAGTTTAATGAAGTGCAGATTGTCCGTATTATTCGGTACTGGGATAAAGCTGGAACACAAGACGGAGGAACATATACAGTTGGTGTAAAGATGGCGCAATTAAAAAATGGACGTTTTCTTATTATGGATGTTGTTCGTGGCCAATGGGGGGCTACAAGGCGAGATACTATTATAAGAGAAACAGTTCGATTGGATGGGCCTTTAGTACCACAGTACATAGAACAGGAACCGGGATCAGGAGGAAAAGATAGTGCCTATATTTCTAAAAATGAAATAGAAAAAATGGGGAATAAGGTTTTTCTGGATAGACCCACAGGAGATAAGATATACAGAGCAGACCCATTTAGTGTAGCTGTTAATTTAGGATATGTGGTTATGTTCAAAGCACCTTGGAACGAAGATTACATAACAGAAATGGAAGATTTTCCGAATGTAGATGACAAAGACCAAATAGATGCTTCATCAGGAGCATACACAGCACTCAAATCCAGTAAAAGGGCAGGTTCATGGTGATATACGTTGATACTTTTGAGGACTTGGTTTTAGATGGGGTTTTGTTTGGTAAATTCAAGAATTGGTTGTTAGTTATTAGCACTACGATGGAAAAGGTGCATGTCTTTACAACCACTGACGAAAGGGCGTTCAAGGGAATGCTGGCTGAAATGATTAAAAACGGGCAAAATCAAGGGGTTTAGGGATTAAGGTAGGGGTTACTATGCCTTACCCCTTGCAACTTTATTTAAAACCCTTATATTCCGTTCAAAGGGAATACTATTTGCTAATTTTGGGGCGAATCATAAAAGAAAGAAGTTTATATGAAACGTGGAGAAAGATCCTTACAGATTCTCAATGCCAAGAGACAGTTAAAAGCTCTTAGTATAGTTTCTTCCAGATTACAATACAGTGCAGGACTTGGAGAAACCTACGGAACGTCAAGAGACGTATATCAGACTCTTGGATGGAAAAAGGTTCTGGAGTATTCTGACTTTTATCGTAAGTTCCAAAGAAATGAAATAGCAAAGATGGTAATCCAAAGGATTGCCAAGTCCTGTTGGTCAAATCCTCCTCGTGTCAGTGATTCTCCTAATGAAATTACAGAATTTTCTAAAGAATGGGCAAAACTGGTAACGAAAAAAGCAATTTTTCGGGATATATATAGATCAGATAAGTTACTCGGCCTTGGTCGTTATGCTGTAATCCTTTTAGGGTTAGACGATACGGGTGATTTTACAAAACCAGTTAATATTGATAAAGTATCTGAACTTCTTTATATTCAGCCTTATTCTGAAGATACCGCTAAAATAGATCAATTCGATACACAAAGAACATCCCCCCGTTATGGTTATCCTTTAATGTATGATATTAATCCAGATCAACAGGATAATCAAATAATGACAATTCCCTCCTTTCGAGTACACCATACCAGAATAATTCATATTGTTGAAGAACCGATGGAAAATAATATCTATGGCGTTCCACGCCTTGAAGGTATTTATAATCGGTTAGACGATATTGAAAAGATTCTTGGTGGTAGTGCTGAAATGTTTTGGCGCAATGCTTCTCCTGGTAAAGTAGCCAAAGCTGATCCTGAATATCAATTTGGTACAGAAGAAAAAGACGATCTTCAGACTCAATTCGATGAATATGAACATAATCTAAGAAGATGGCTCAAGGTTCAAGGAGTTGATATTAAGAACCTTGAAACCAACATCATGACTCCAAGGGATTTTATTGAAGTTCAGTTAAATGCCATCAGTATTGCGACAGGAATCCCTAAACGTATATTGATGGGGTCTGAACGAGGGGAACTTTCCAGTAACCAAGATGAAAAAACATGGAATAACCTTGTTCGTGAAAGAATGGAGAATTTCTGTACGCCCGAAGTATTGAAACCTTTGATTGATCGACTTATTGAATATGGCATTTTACCAGAACCAAAAAACAATGAGTACAGAATTGATTGGAAACGGATGAGTGCTTTGGGCGAAAAAGAAAAAGCAGAAATCAATTATAATAAAACCAAATCACTCAAAGAATACACGAATTCACCCGGTGCAGATATGCTTGTTCCTCCTGAGATTTTTCTTAGGGAAATTATGGATTTCGATGAAGAGACAGTTCAACTTATTAAAAGTGAATTGGAGGATAATGATTTTTCTTTTGTAGCGGGTGTCGGGGAAGGAACAAGCATACCGGATGAAGCAGAGTAATGCAAATTTTCAATTCAATTTTAAGCCTGGACCCTACACGGACCCTTACACTTAGGAAAAGGCTTGTAAGTGTCTTAAACGGCAAATTTCGGGCCTTAAAATGGCTTATTAATGAAAGTATTGTGACCAATGATTGTTTTGGGTTGACAATCACTATAAATGAAGCAACAAGACCGGGAGAATTTGCATTTTTAACGGACCCTGAAAAAACACAACAGTTTATGGAATGGTTTAAAGAACAAATTGAATTAGGAGTTCTTGAATTAAGAAGTACTCAGCAGATAGGAACAGCCGTAAATGCTTTTTGGTTAAATGCCTATATAGATACAGCTTATAAGAAAGGAATGCAACGAGCAAGAACAGAACTCAAAAAGAAAAACTATCCCATTTCACCAGATAGATCAGTTAATGCTGATTTCAATTTACCAGTTCATATGGATAGAGTAGGTCTATTACATACAAGAGCGTACAAAAATCTTAAAGGCATTACTGACGAAGTTGATAAACAAATTTCTGATACCCTTGCACAAAGCATGGCCGAAGGAAAAGCCCCAAGGGAAATTGCAAGAGAACTAAATAAGAAAATTGATAGTATTGGAAAAAACAGGGCAACTTTATTAGCACGTACTGAAATAATCAGATCACACCACCATGCAACTATCCAAGAATATGAAAATTGGGGTAGTGTTGGAGTTACGGTTTTAGCTGAATGGCAGACAGCGGGTGATTCAAGGGTATGTGAAAAATGTAATGCGATTGCCAGAAGAAAAACAAAGTTTGGAAATCGTGTATATACGTTAAGTCAGGCATTACCAATGATTCCAGTTCAT